GATAAAGAACACGTTCAACAGAAGGTATTTGATATTTACACAACAATAACAGGGCGAACCTTGGGAGAGGGCGACCCTGTTACTTTATTTTTAAATGTAATTTCGGAAATTATTATCCGACTATTAAATGATGCAAATTATGCAGCTAAACAAAATCTATTAGCCTATGCAGAAGGTGATAACTTGGACCATGTTGGAGCGGTGCCTGCTGCCGTTGAGCGGTTACAGGCAACAAAAGCGACTACAACTATCCAAGCAACATTGTCAGCAGTGCGTACGAATTCTGTCATTATTCCAAAGGGTACAAGGATATCCACAGAAGATGGTGAATATTTTGCTACGGTTGAGGATTTGGTAATTCTACCAGGTCAACTCAATGGATACGTAAAAGCAGAAGCACAACGTACAGGCGCACAAGGTAATGGGTTTAAACCAGGTGAGATAAGTACAATTATTGACCCTATAGCATATGTGGATACGATGAGCAATACTACATTATCTGAAGGTGGTTCTGATACGGAAGATGACGAAGCCTATCGTGAGCGTATTCATGAGGCTCCTGAATCGTTTTCTGTGGCAGGGCCTGAAGGTGCCTATGAGTATTTCACAAAATCTGCATCACACCTTGTGGCCGATGTAGGTGTATCCTCTCCACATCCTGGGGAAGTTAACATTTACCCATTACTATCTGGTGGTGGTATTCCAGGTGAAGAATTGCTCAAGACTATTACAGCCTATTTGTCTGATAAAAAACGTAGACCTTTGACTGATAAGCTCACTGTATTAGCACCTACTACTACGCAATATAACATCGACGCTAAGTATTACATTGAAAAAGGCGCTGATGCAACGGTGGTAAAAGCGAAGGCAGATAAAGCGGTCAATGATTATGTAATATGGCAGAAATCTAAATTAGGCCGTGATATAGTGCCTAGTCGATTAGTGCAAATGCTCATGGATGTATCTGGCATTAAACGCGTTGAAGTAACGGCACCTGTATTTACTCCAATTGCAGAACAAAGTGGTGTTGCAGTAGCCAATACAATCGTCGTAGTGTTCGCAGGAAGTGAGGAAGAATGATACGTGATAGTAAGTATACCAGCGCGGAACATCTTCCCTCCTCAATCGACAGGGAGCCAATTAAGGCCATTGCTAAAACGTGGGATGAAACGCTAGCTGAATTCATGAACACGAATACGCTGTTATTGTGGTCATCGATTGATACTGAATCAGAGAGTGTAATTGATCACTTAGCGTACCAATTACATGTAGATGATTATGACAGTGGATTACCAATAGCAACGAAACGTGAATTAGTAAAGAATTCAATTGATATTCACCGCCATAAAGGTACACCATATGCGGTTGAAAAAGCCGTACAAACTGTATATTCTGATTCGAAAATAGCAGAATGGTTCGAATATGGTGGTAAGCCTTATTATTTTAAGGTTACGCTCATTACAGCACCATTAACAGGTGAAGCGGATATTACTAAACTTGTACGAGCTATTAATACGGCCAAGAATGTACGGTCCTGGTTAGATGGGATTGAATTCATTCGACGAATTAACTTCAATAAGTATTTCGCCGGGTGGTGCGGTGTATCTAAGAAAGTGAATATTAAATGTGATTTCACGAATGCATGGCGTATTAATTTAAATACCCATGTAACGTCTTACACAGTTGAATCAAAGAAAACGAAGATTAATGTAGCGCTAGATAATAGCGTTAGATAGGAGGAATATATGGCAGAATGGTCAAATGCAACCATGACTGATGTCGGTGCCGATTTGCAAGCAAAGGTAAATGCAGGTAAAACGAAACTGACATTTACTAAAATTAAAGTCGGTAGTGGTGTTAATGCAACGAATCCATTGGCACTGACTGATGTACTCTCCTCTAAATGGGAGACTACTAATTTCGTAGTTAAACAAGAAGGTAAAATCGTAAGCGTTGATACGTTCATTACTAATAACGGCATTACGGAAGCTTTCCGTATGTCTGAAATTGGATTATTTGCACAAGATCCAGATAAAGGCGAAGTATTGTACGCATACCTTACAGACCCTGAACCGGACAGAATGCCGGCAGAAGGTGGCTCTGTAGTTGTATCCCAAGAATTAACTATAGGGATGGTATTTAGTAATACAGGGAACGTATCGCTAACTGTTAATATGGGCGCGTTAGTAACGCATGAGCAGTTAACAGAAGCAGTTAAACAACATAATGATGATGCAAATGCACATGGTGGTCTGCTTCAGAATTTAAAAACTCAATTAGCCACTCATAACACAGACATTTCATCTCATCCAGCTATTACGGCTATGATTGCTAAAATCCTTGGTGCGACTAACTGGCAGGAAAATCCAGCCGCTACCTTAAAAGATATAAAAAATCTGCTAGGAATGGGCGGGATTGTAGCTCAAAGGCTTGAGGAGAACGGCTTTGTGAAGTTTGCCAATGGATTCACTATCCAATGGGGAATCACTACAAGTGAGGGCGTGGAATATAAATCCATGGCAACATTGCCAATTCAATTCACAACTCCATTTGTAGCCATAGGGAATATTATTGATAAAGTTGATACAGTAAGTAAAGCAAATTGGGATAATTCGGTAAAATTAACAACAACAGACGTTAGGTTTAAATTATATGGACACAAATACATTGCAATCGGCCGTTGCTAATTAAAGCTGTTGGTCATTAAGTTGAAATACCGAATGAAAACACACAACATTTTATATTTGGGTACTTAAATACATTGTCATTTGTGAACCACACTTTAAATTTTAATTGATCATATTCGGTAATTAAATTCCAATCTGCTTCACGTGGATTCTTGTATTCAGCTTTAGCAAAAAAGCAGGTAGAATAAGGAATTATCCAATTGTGATATTGTCCATCTTCGCCACTTACTCCCCATTGGTTATGAACCTACTGTAATCCAATAAAGGCCTGTACATCTATCGTCGACACAAGCTTTAAATGAAATCAATGTTTTATCAACTCTACTAATAGCAGTTCCTCTATCTAAATTACTATCGTATGTAGGATTTCCTAAATATTCTGGAACTACAACAGGAATGTATTTAGAACTATATTGTAGTAATAAGTTAATAGTAAATTGACGATATGCAGATAGATTATCTGTTTTATATCCCCATTGGCTCTAAGGTAATAATTCAATAGCCTTACGTAACTCTCGCAATTCCTTATGGGTATAGACTTTAGTGGTTATATCCCCATGCTTATGACCGAGAATGGCACGAGTAGCAGTAGGTGATGCACCGTATTTATCTAATAATGTAGCTACTGTATGGCGGCAGTCATGTGTTGAATGGGAACATTTGATAGACGTCATTACTGATTTAAATTGCTTGCTGAATTGAGCATAAGAAATTGGTAATATCTTGTCAGATGAATCCTGATACAGAGTTGTAACTATTGGTAATATTCGATTATGAATAGGAATTAACCGATTACGGCCAGCCTCAGTTTTGGATTGACGAATTGTAAGGCATTTAGTGCGGAGATTAATATTGTTCTTACGTAAGGATAGTAATTCACCACATCGCATACCTGTATATAGGAGTATTAGAATACCATAAGTATCGATAGTATTAAGGTTCCACAATCGATTAATCTGTTGGCGAGTAAATGGCTTATGCGGATATACGCTAACAGCATGGCCAAGGTTTAGAAAGGGAGTGTAATCTTTAATATCAACATCATTAACAATTGCATACTTCGATAATAATGAAAGTAATGTGCGGACCTTCTT